CTGGACTCAAATACGCAGCAAGTACGATCATTTATCTCAGCAAAAAGAAAGAAAAGGATGGAACAGAAGTGGTCGGCAATATTATCAAAGCTAAGACTGCTAAGTCGCGTTTGAGTAAGGAAAATAAGGATGTGGAAGTTCGTCTTTATTATGATGAGCGTGGTCTTGATCGTTATTATGGTCTTCTTGAACTCGGTGAGATTGGTGGACTTTGGAAAAATGTAGCGGGACGTTATGAGATTGATGGTAAGAAGATTTATGCTAAGCAGATTCTAAAAGAACCTGAATTATATTTTACTGAAGAAGTAATGCAACAATTGGACGAAATTGCTCATAAGGAATTCAGTTATGGAAGTAATTGATTTATTCAAAGTTCCAATATTAAGAGGAGAATTAAATTTAAACAATGATAATATAATTTCAAAATGTTTGGAATTAAAGAAACAATCTGCTGGTAGGATGTGTAGTAATGTTTGTGGGTGGCAATCTAATAATATTGATAAAAATTTAGAAGAATTTAATGAATTATTTAATAAAATCTCTGACATTTCTTTAGAGTTTTCTAATTTTTTAAAACTCAACTTGGTTGGTGAAATTTCTTTTTGGGTTAATATAAACAAATATAGAGATTTTAATGAAAGACATATACACCCGAATTGTGTATTGTCTGGGGTTTATTATGTGAAATGTCCAAAAAATTCTGGAGAAATAGTTTTTCACCACCCATCACCAAATATTGAGTATGATTGGGTATCGCAACTAAACTATAATAATCATAATTCTATTCAATGGAAAATTGATCCCGAAGAGGGAGATTTTATATTATTTCCAAGTTGGTTACATCATCATGTAAATCCAAATTTAAATGATGAAGAAGATAGAATATCTATATCTTTCAATGTGAGATGAGTTTTTAATGGACAAAGTTGAATTTTTGATTCTGAGAAATCTATTACATAATGAAGATTATGTGAGAAAAGTAATACCATTCCTAAAATCTGAATACTTTGAAGATACGAATCAAAGGATTGTATTTGAAGAAATTCTATCCTTTATTCAAGAATACAATCAACCAGCAACAAAGGAAGTTCTTTGTATTGAAGTAGAGAAACGTAAAGATATTAATGATACTTCATTTACGGAAATTGTTCATCTGATTCAAAATCTTGATGATGTTCCTATTGAGTTTGGTTGGTTGGTTGATACCACTGAGAAGTGGTGTCGTGATCGTGCCATTTATATTGCACTTATGGAGTCAATCCATATTGCAGATGGTAAAGATGAGAAGAAAAATCGTGATAGTATCCCTAGTATTCTATCAGATGCTTTAGCAGTATCCTTCGATACACACATCGGACACGATTATCTGTTAGACTACGAACAAAGATACGAGTCCTATCATAAGAAGGAAGAGAAAATTGAATTCGACCTTGAGTACTTTAACAAAATCACAAAAGGTGGTCTACCTAATAAGACTCTCAATATCGCTCTGGCTGGTACGGGTGTCGGAAAGAGTCTCTTTATGTGCCATGTGGCTGCTTCCGTCTTATTGCAAGGCAGGAACGTTTTGTACATCACTCTTGAAATGGCGGAAGAGCGAATTGCTGAACGAATTGACGCAAACCTTTTGAATGTCCCTATTCAAGATATTGCAGAACTTCCGAAGCAGATGTTTGAGAACAAGGTCACAAACCTTGCGAAGAAGACACAAGGTAGTTTAATCATCAAAGAGTATCCAACTGCTTCTGCACACGCAGGGCATTTCAAATCTCTTCTGAATGAACTTGCATTGAAGAAATCATTCCGTCCAGATATTATCTTCATTGATTATCTGAATATCTGTTCTTCTTCTCGTTATCGTGGAAATGCAAATATCAACTCTTACACCTTTGTAAAAGCAATCGCAGAAGAACTTCGTGGACTTGCTGTGGAATTTAATGTTCCTATTGTAAGTGCTACTCAGACAACTCGTTCTGGATTCAGTAATAACGATGTTGATCTTACAGATACTTCAGAATCATTTGGTCTCCCTGCTACTGCTGACTTGATGTTTGCTCTGATCTCAACAGAAGAACTAGAGGAACTCGGACAGATTCTTGTAAAACAACTTAAGAACCGATACAATGATCCTACTATTCATAAGAGATTTGTGATTGGTATTGATCGTGCTAAGATGCGTCTTTATGATTGTGATCAAGCAGCTCAAAATGGTATCCTTGACAATAAACAAGAAGAGGAGTATGATTTTGAGGAAAGAAAACCAAAGAAATCATTTGAGGGATTTAAGTTTTGAATTATTATTCGGTGTTTGACAAAAACGGTAACAAGATTGCCGATTGTGGACATATCCGAGATGCTATTATGCTTGTCGAATTTGATTCTACCAGAACCTATCGTCAAGTTAAACATCTGAATCCTGAGACAATTAATGTTCCTCATGTAAGATTGGAAGATGATTTACAACTTCCAGCACAACAAATTTTACCCCCAACTGAACTAGAACCTTTTATTGTATGACTATTGATCTTAATAAGTATGTCGAGTTCGTTAATACGACTACCTCTCAACCTAGTAAAGAACACACCCCGTTCATCGATCGTCTCCTTGAACTTCGTGAGAACGGATTTCCTACCGAGCGACTGCTTACTGCTGCTGTAGGTATGTCTGCTGAAGCTGGTGAGTTCACCGAAATTGTGAAGAAGATTGTTTTCCAAGGTAAACCAGTAACAGAAGAAAATCTATTTCACCTAAAGCGTGAACTTGGTGATGTGATGTGGTATGTTTCTCAAGCATGTTTGGGTCTTGATATTTCTATTGAGGAAGTAATCCAAATGAACTTTGAGAAACTAAGTGCTCGCTATCCTGAGGGTGCTTTTAGTATTGAACGTTCTGAAAATCGTGTGGAGGGAGACCTGTGACTGAAGAAAAACAAGTAACACTTAACCTTGATGCTCGTGCAGCTGCTGCAGTTCGTCAAGTTCTTTTTGAATCTCAAGTAGGATATACTTATGATGAGGCAAGTGTTCCTCCTCGTATTACCGATATCCGTTCTGTGATTCGAGATCTTGATGATAGTATTGGTGCCGTTCTTGGTGTTTGACCCTTCGGGGTCTTTTTTTATAAATATCTAAAAACATCAAGAGATGAAATCATATAAAAAATTTATTGAAGAATCTCATAAAGCTGAGAATAGGCTAAATGAAGGATTGCCAGCCGCAGCAGCTCGACTTGTTCCTGGATTAGGTATGGTTGTGGGTGCTGCTGATGCAATCAATCGTGCTCGTAAAGGTGATTGGGAAGGAGCTGCATACTCTGGTTTAGGAGCAGCCGCCAATCTCCTACCAGTAGGTGGTACTGCTGCTCAATTAGCTTTAACTGGAGTTCAAGCTACAAGAGATTATCAGAGAGGAACTGGAATGTTTGAAAAACCACCCTCCACCAAACCTCCTAAACCAACAGTTACTCCCAAACCAGCAGTTACTCCTAAGCCAGCAGTTGCAGCTAAACCAACAGTTACTCCTAAACCAACAGTTACTCCTAAGCCAACAGTTACTCCCAAACCAACAGTTACTCCTAAGCCAGTAGTTGCATCTAAACCAACAGTTGCAGCTAAACCTCAACCAACACAATCAACTACTACTTCACAGTCAACAACTCCAAAAAGACCATCAATTTCTTCAGATGTTGCAGATCTGAGAAGAATGAGTGCTGCTTCTATGATGAGACAGCAGAATAGGAATCTTCCAAGTGGAAAGATTCCTGTTGGGGATGATTTAAAACCTACTCCAACCACAACAAAATCACCTATAACAACAACATCATTCTCAAAATCTACACCATCTTTAGCTTCATCTTCAAATTCTATAAAAACTGCCGGATCTTTATCTGCATCTAAGCCGACTACTAATCAAACCAATACTTCATTCTCAAGCCCACCTTTAGTATCAACTTCAGTAAAACCATTACCTACAACAAAACCAAATTCAAAAGTACAAACTAAACCTCAAAAACCATCCATGAGAAATGAACCTCTTTGGTAGTCAGTATTGGAAAGTATTTTTTATAAATAACTAAAAAAGTATTTGTAAAATGGAATCAAAAATCTATAGAGGTTTGGCAGAAGCATATTCTGCTGTATATAATGAAGATCTTAGAACCGAACTTGAAGATCACAACTATCAAAATTTAATTGACGATGCTGCAATTGAAATTTTTGAAAATATTTCTTTATCTTTAATTTCTCAGGGATATAATTCAGTAGATGTACTGGAATATTTTGCAAATGTTGATGAAGAAGTAATCGTTGAGGATATTATTTCTATTTCTAATGGATACATCATCTTTGAAAGTGTTGTAGATCAAAGATATATTGAGGAACAACTTACTCAGCTTGATGAAATTCTTGGAGCTGCTCTTAGAGTTGGTCAGGCAGCGGTTAAAGCTGCTAAGTATGCTCCGAAAGCAGCTTCTTTGGGTCAAAGAGCTATGTCTGCATTGGGAGGTGCTGGTAAGGCTGCTACTAGAGTTGCTCAACAAGGAACAAAAGCAAGCTCTGTAGTAAGATCATCTCTTGGTAAAGCTGTTCAATCTGTAAAAGGTGCAACAGGTGGAGTAAGATCAGCTCTCGGTGGAGCAGCATCTAAAGTAAAAGATGTTGCTAGAGGTGCTCTTAACAAACTTCCTGGAGGTTCTGGTGGTAAACTTGCTAAAGCTGGTAGATTTGCTGGAAAAGCAGCTTTAGGTGGTGCAGCATTTGAAGCTGGATCAAGAGGACTGAGTGGATTAATGGGAAATAAAGGTACTCCAAGCACTCAAGCAAAATCAAAACCATCTGTAGATAAGTCAAAATATAATGCTTCTGCTTCTCTTGGTGGACAAACTGCATTTAAAGCTGGTGGTGGATCAGCTGCTTTAGCTGCGGCACAAAAGAAAAATCCAAAAGCTACTGCTGCTGATATTCAAAAGAGAGGAACTTCTGCTCTAAGATCTTCTGCAGGTGGTGATCTGAAAAAGGGTGCGGCTTTGTTTAAAGCAAAACAAGAAATTATGTCTGGAAAGAAACCAACATCAGACAAACCAGCAGCACCAACTCCTAAACCATCTACTACTACAACAACTTCTACTTCCTATTCAAAACCAAAATCAACACCAACAGTAAAACCATCAACCACTTCAACCAAACCTGGAGATGGTAAACCATATAAAGATGGTCCTCTGTGGGGTCCAGGATCAAAGCCAACCGATATGGGAAAGAAAGCGGAATCACCTACACCTAGTGTCAAAGATAAATTTCCATCAACAAATTCTTTAGGTGGATCAGATATTGATAAACCAAAACCAGCACCAACGCCTGTAAATAAGGCAACAGGTTCTAAGAAGCCTGGAAGCATTGTTTCTGGTCTTGATATGTTTGATCTCGTAAAAGGTCATCTTCTTGATGAAGGATATGCTGATACTGAAGAGGCAGCAATCGCAATCATGGCAAACATGAGTGAAGAGTGGAGAGAAAGTATTGTTGAAGGACTAACTCCTCTTGGAGTAAAGACTGCTGGTGTTGTTGATGACCAGAGAAGAGGATCTACTAGGGATAAAGACCTTAAAGGAACAAGAGATTCTTTGGATAGACTGAAAGCATATCCAAAAGGATTTCCTGGGGTGTAAGGAGTTTGAACTATTTTCTAAAATAAACACTAAGAGGGTCTAACCCCTTGACTTTATAGTTGAGGGGTTTTATAATGCTCAAC